CAGGTACAGGCGTTGGTGGCGGTGGTGGTGGTGGAGGCGGTGGCGGAGGCGGTGGTAACCGTGGCCGTAGTGGAAGAGCACAGGAAAGATAATGGAAGTAAGAAACGCAGAAAGAAAAGATTTTTATGAAATACAAGGTTTGTTCAAAGATTTTGCCAATGCCGCACCAGTTGAATACTATCATAATCCACAATACAATGTCAATCACATTAATAAAACATTTGATTATTTGAGAATAGGTGGAATATTTTTAGTAGCAGAAACAGATGATAAAATAATAGGATTTTTAATGGCAGGTGCAGTAGATGATGTTTGGTTGCCTAATAAAAAAACAATGAGAGAACTTGCATGGTGGGTAGATCCAGAATACAGAACTACAAGTGCAGGTGGTAGATTGTTTTTAGAGTATCAAAACCAATGTGAACAATTATTACAAGTAGATACTATAGTAGGATACACAATGACTATGCTAGAAGAATCACCTAGTATTAACCTTGAGAAAAGAGGCATGAATAAAATAGAAAGCATATACATGAGGACTGCATAATGGGTATCATTACAGCCTTAAAAGCAGTTTTTACATTTTTTGGTGGTACAGTAGGTGCTGGATTTACAGCCGCAAACTTAGTAGCAGGTGTTGTAACTGCGGGTATTGCCGTTGGTACAGCAAGACAATTAGGCACATATCTTAAACCCAGTCTTGGTGCAATGGGTGATCCAGGCACAAGAATACAGTTACCACCAGGCACAGACAACAAAGTACCAGTGATTTACGGTGATGTATATACTTCAGGACCTATTATTGATGTAAATATATCAAATCAAAACAACACTATGCATTATTGTATAGTGTTAAGTGAAAAAACAGACTCAGGTTCATATTCAATTGGTGAAATATGGTGGAATGATGCTAGATTAAACTTCAGTGGACATACTGTAGTAAGTAAATTAGACAAAAATGCTACCACAGACAGCAATTGGAATGGAAAAATTCGTATGAGAGCATACGCAGGTGGTACAGGTAGTGCAAATCAGATATTCCCTACCACAGCAAAAGTAGATGCAACCACAATGATGCCACATTGGACTAATACAGCACAATATACCATGAGTGATTTGGTATTCATCATGGTAGAAGTTGATTATGATGCAGAAAACAGTTTACAAGGACTAGGTGCACTCAGTATAGAAGTACAAAACAGTCTAAATAATCCAGGAGAAGTACTTTTAGACTACATGACTAACAGTAGATATGGTGCAGGCTTACAAACTGCAGACATTGACACAGATAGTCTTACAGGAAGTGGTGCAACTTCAATGAAATCTATATCAAATGAACTAATACCATATACTCCTGCAGGAGGCGGTAGTGCTACTCGTAAAAGATATACAATTGACGGAGTATTAAGCACATTTGACACAGTTAAAACCAACATGGATAAAATCTGTATGGCAAGTAGTGCCTTCTTTATGTTTGATGGCAAACAAGGTAAGTTTAAAATCAAAATGAACCACACAGAAGATACAAGTAGTGCTTTTGAGTTGAATGATGACAATATTATCAGTGGTATAAAAGTGCAAAACACCAGTTTATTTGATCAGTATAATCAAATACAAGTAGAATTTGCAGATCATCAAAGAAAAGATCAAAGTAATACAGTATTCATAGAAACAGCCGCAGGTAATAGAATGGCAAATGAGCCAGACAACAAACTTGATTACAGAATAGACATGATCAACAACAACATACAAGCAAAAACATTAGCAAACATTGATCTAAGTCAAACCAGAAACAATCAAATATTAAGTTTAGGTGGTGATCACAGCACACTACAAATAGATGTAGGTGATGTTGTAAAAGTAACAAATGATGTGTATGGTTTGACTAATGCAGAATATCGTGTTATGCGTATCAAAGAAAAAGAAGATGAATCAAGTGCATTGACAACTGAAATGACAATGATCAAGTATAACAATAACATATATGGTAATGTGAGTGTTACACAAACCACATCTAATGATCCAGGTAATGCAAATGTTGTAATACCTCCAGTTATACCACCAATTATAACACCACCAATAATATTTAAAAACATTATATCAAATGCTCCAAGCAAAAGTGTATCAGGAAGTGGTACTAGTTGTGTAATGACAGTATTTAAACAATTACCAAGCACATATAGTACTGTTTTTGTTACATCAAGTACAGCAGATTTTGTTATAGGTGATACAGTTACAATAAGTGGTGCAAGTCTAGGTGGTGTTGACACAGTACATGATTGCACATTCACAGTTGATAATGTAAGTAGTGGATTAATCACAAACCCAGTAGGAAATATATCAGGTACAGCACTGGTATACGATGGCGACATATGGGGTGGTTATATACCAACTGCACCATTGGCTAACTTGGCTGTTGGTACACAGATTGAAGACCAACCTGCAAGTAATTTAGCATTTAGTAACACAGATGTAGTTAAAGATATATTTACTCCCAGAGAACTAGATTTCAAACTCAGTTTAGATGGATTAGAACCAGGAGATTACAGTTTTATTGCCAGTGCAACACCAGTAGGAGCATTACCACATGCAGGTTTGGCAAACTTTTCCTTTAGAGCAAATGTTGTAACATCAGACATACAAGGCAACTTTAATGCAGAAGAATTTGGTACATCAATTAACTATAGCACTACAATACCAGAGAACATGGTGGCAGTGAGAAAACTAACAATACCTGCAGATTTAAGCACAGGTAATATAGTGTTGCGTGGTAAAAACACACTGGATACAAACAGTGGTGGACAAATAGGTTTCACAAACTTGAAATATGACTGGGTTAGAATTAACAAAGGAGACATATTCTAATGCACAATAAAGTAATCATATACAATAATACAACTGGGCACATTGAACAGAATATCAAAATAGCACCAAGTAGTCTACAAAGAATGCTGAGTAATAGAAGTCATTTGAGTAGCATGGTTTATGATTTAAAAGGTCAAATAGATGATTTCTGTGTAAATGTCAGTGTAGATCCGCATGTAATAGAATCGAAACCAGAACCAACAATAGATGTTGGTAAAGAAATCAGAATGAGAAGACAAGATTTATTACAATTAAGTGACTGGACACAGGCCGCAGATTCACCATTGAGTGACAGCAAAAAAGCAGAATGGCAAACATATAGACAAGCACTAAGAGACATGCCAGATACCTACAGCAGTGAAACACACATTAATAACATAGTTTGGCCCACAAGACCTAACTAAACAGATAAATATACAAGTAAAAATTGCTTATAGTGCCTCAGTGCTATAAGAATACCCTTCAGGAGTAGAATATTATGAGTGGAAGACTTTTAAGTTTTGCAAATTATATAGGTGGTGCAGATAATGTCCAAGTATTGGAAGTATTCAAAGATTCAGCATCAACATTTGCATACAATTTTGGCACAAATATATCAAATTATGATTTTGAACTAAGTGCCCAAACCCTTGTCATAGATTCAATGACATATGACAGAACAACTGGAAATCCCAGTTTCAGTACATCAACAGTAACAGGTTATTTTGCAAACACAGAAATAGGTGCAAGTAATGTAAATGTAATCAATGCCGCAGTAGGCACAGTAAACATTACATTACCAGGCGGTATCTATACAGGCAATGTTTTACCAGATAGTAGAGGAGAAACACCAATTACAGTGGTTGGTGTAAGATGGACTGACACAGGTGTATCACCAAACACAGTTGACGAACATAGATGGGCTCTCATTCACAGATATTCACCAGATGCAACATTAGGTAAGCCAAGTGAAGAACCAGGATTTATAACACTGACTACAACTTAGGAGACCTAAATGGCAGATATCACAGTAACCGCAAATACATCCACAATAAGTGTAGATACTACCCTTAACACAGTAGCAGTAACTTCTACTCCAACAACAGTTACAGTAGGCGCCGCAACAGGTGTATCTAATATAGCAGTAAGAACTGCCTTAAGTGTAACAGATACAGGTGGTGACGGTAGTTTAACATACGCAAATAGCACAGGTATATTCACATACACAGGTCCTGATCAGGCAGAAGCAAATATTAGAATAGCCGCCGCACCATCGCAAGTAAGAGCACACATAAGCAATACAGCACCAATACTGTATGATGCCACTACAGGTGTTATAAGTGCAAACACAGATGCTATATTCTCAAATACACTAGCAAATAATTGGTTTACCAGTCAAACCACAGATGATTTAACAGAAGGCACAACCAATTTATACTTAAATGGTACTGGTACAACAGATGATTTAACAGAAGGCACAACTAACAAATATTATGCAACAAGTCTGTTTAACACAGATTTTGCAACAAAGACCACAACAGATTTAACAGAAGGCAGTAATTTATACTTTACAACAGCAAGGGCAAGACAATCGATTAGTGCAACATCACCATTAAGTTATGACAGTGGTACAGGTGTAATCAGTATATCAGAAATAGGTGATATTGAAAGTGTTACAGCAGGTACAGGTTTAACAGGCGGTGGCAATTCAGGTAATGTCACACTAAATGTAGGTTCAGGATATGGTATTACGGTAAATGCTGACAACATAGAATTAACAAACAGCATTGTACAAGCACAGGCAAACATTGCAATAGGTAACAACACAACTGACAATCTCACTGAAGGATCAACAAATTTATATTTTACAAATGCTCGTACAAATACAGTAATAAGCACAAATACCACAGATAACCTCACTGAAGGATCAACAAATTTATATTTTACAAATGCTCGTACAAATACAGTAATAAGCACAAATACCACAGATAACCTCAGTGAAGGCAGTACAAATTTATATTATACACAGGCTAGATTTGACACAGCATTTGGTAACAAAACAACTTCTGATTTAACAGAAGGCACAAATTTATATTATACCACAGGCAGAGCAAATAGTGCCATAGTAGATTACATTGGCACGGCAAGTAATGCACCTTTTGCCTTTGGTGGTAATGTCACAGTAAATGGTGATGTAATAGTTGCAGGTAATTTAGATTACGAAAATGTAACTGATTTATATGTACAAGATCAAAAGATTACACTAAATGCCAATGCGGCAACAGATGCCACAGTACAAATTATAGCAAACAGACCTGTAGCAGGCACAAATACATATTTACAATGGAATGAAACCAGTGATGAATGGCAGTTTACAAATGATGGTGCTAACATATATCATATACCTGCAGGTGACATTAGTGGTATTACATTAAACGCATATGAAACCGTAGATAATACAGTTGGAATTCATGTAAATACTCCTCAAACGGCTGGTAGCCCATATATGAGATACAATGCTAACTATGATCGATGGGAATTTCAGAACAACACATCCAGTGGAGGAAATTTTGTTTTAAACGGAGGCGATTTTAGGGCAGTTAACCTAGGTCTCGCAGGTAACACTGATGGTGGGTATTTTGCTATTCAAGACAACGGTGCCAATGTAGAATTTATTAATAGATATCCAAATTTTATTGAACATGCTGATAAACTTAATATTGCAACGGATGAACAGGCTAGTTATGCTAATGTTTATTTTCCCTTTTCAAAAAAAGTGGGTGGTTATTCTAATGTAAATGATAGTTTCAATGAATTTGTAACAGCAAGTCAATTAATATCTTTTCAAGCAGGCAGTGGGCATTTATATCTAAAAGGTGAATTACAACTAAAAGAAGGTACTACAGGTGGCCATTATTACGATGGTGGCATTCTTTTACCTAATAAAATTAGAAGTGCTGAAGCAGGAGCAACTAGTTTTATAACTTTAAGAGATCACGAACAAGCAGAAACCAATGTAGATGTAACAGTAAGTGGTATAGCAAACGCACATATCATAATAGACAATAACGCAGATGATTTTTCCAATGTTACATATTTTGCTGTTGAAAAAGGCACTACTACAGACGCAAACACAGCCAATACTGCTGAATTATTTAAAGTAACTAGAGATGGTGCCGCAACATTTAACAATGCATTCACATTGCCAACAGCAGATGGTAGTGTTGATCAAGTATTAACTACAGATGGCAGTGGCACAGTAAGTTTTGCTTCACCAAAACTTAGCCTAATAGATGTTTACAATAACACTGGTAATACACTCACAAAAGGACAAGCAGTATATCTAAATGGTGCAGAAACAGGTGATAATCCACATGTAGACCTAGCAGACAGTGATGACAGTAGCAAAATGCCAGCAATAGGTCTTGTGAAAGAAAACATTGCACATACGGCAGTAGGACAAGTTGTAACAAGTGGTGAAATGAATTATAGTTCACATGGCTTTACACTTGGTGGTGATTTATACATTGACACAACACCTGGTGGTTTAACAACAACTAAACCCACAACAGAAGCAAAAGCAATACAAAAGATTGGTAAAGTTGTAGGCACAAACCATGTTTTAGTTCAAGGTGCATTTAGAACTAACCAAACACCTAACTTGAATCAAGGTAACATATTCTTAGGTGATACAAACAATCAAACAAGAACTGTAACACCAGACAGCAATTTTGATACTACTGGTAACGCATTCAGTTTAAGCAATACACTAACAGATGTAAACAACATAACCAGTGAAAACAACCAAAGTGCAAGTTTAATCACTAAAGGTAGTGATGGCTATGCAGAATTAAATAGAGAAATTGATGGTGTAGAAACTGTTGGATTAGAAGCAGACTCACAAGGTTATGCAATGAAGAGTTTGACAATGTTCAATGCCATGAGTGCAAGTACATCTACACAACCAGTAGCAAATGTAACAGGTTTAATATGTACAGCAGGTGGCACAGTCACCTTTAAAGCAGGCAGTAATGTAGTTCAAATCACAGGTATCTATACTGAAGTAGAAGGCAATGGCGGTAGTGCAATACCTGTAGCAGATGTTTATCAAGATGGCATGGCACTTGTGAATTTTGGTTTAGTAACAGGTGGCGAAGGTAACAAAAACAGACCAGTAACATATCCTTTAAGTATAGATGCTGTAACAACATCACTGGCAAATTCTACCACAAGAACAGCCAATGTTATTATGAGTGAAACAGCACCATTTGATTGGACATGGGATGGTAACTGGACTTGGGATAGAGGATTATTCCATATATTAAAAAACAGTACTACTGGTAGAAAAATGGTAATGGCTGGTACTGCTTCTCTAGATCCACAAGAAGTAACTCATTTAACACCAATTGACAGAAATGATTATTTTGTCAATGACACAGGTACTAACAGTACAGCAGAATTTGATACAAGTAGTGTACCAAACTTCACAGGCGCAAATGTGTCCATGACAGGATTTAGTGATTTCTACTACTCTAGTGCAAGAAGACAATACAAAAAAACAAGTTTAAGAAGCACTAAAGGTTCAACCAGTTTCAGTAACGTGGTACTAATTGGTAATGATGCTGGATATGATGACAGTGGATTTGGATATAACTATTGGCCAACATTTGGTATGACCACATTATGGAATGGTACTGATTCACCAGGTAATGACACAGGTGCCGCACAAAATCCAAGTATAACACCAGGATTGAGATTTATTCAGTTCACAGACAAAACAATCCAAGGCACTGATAGTGCTAACCTAGAAGAAGTCAGTACAGGTGGACCAAGAATACTGTTAAACAGTAGCCAAGGTAATATATCATTAAATCCTGCAGAATACTATCCTAGAGAATATCAAGGCTTAGGTGTATTTGGTGTGTATGGTAGTACACAAACAAATCCATTCCCAAGAACAAGAAGTCAGTTGCCAGGCGGTATATACTTTACAGCCAGTGAAAACTGGACTGCAAACACAGGTACTGATGCATACTTCGTAAGCACACCACAAGGCAAAGTAGGTACTGATACAGATGCCAATGAAGCACATTTATTCTTGGCAAGTAATAATGGTGAAACCACATTATTAGGAACAAACAAAGTCAGTTTCTATCAATCAGCAAACGCCTTTAGTGCTGGTAACATAGTAGGTGGTTATAATGCTATCAAGTCTGGCGTAGAATGGGCAAATATCAGTAGCACAGGTATTCAAACAGGTGGTACTATACAAGGTGACAATACAGTACTCAAGAAGTTTAATGAAACAAAGGTAGACTTAGGTAGTGTTAGTGGAGATCAAAGTATTGCCTTAAATGCTGATAATGGTAGTATATACACACTAACAGCAACAGGCGGTATTACAATTAACAATATAGCAAATGCTGTAGCAGGTACATCAATGACTATTATTATAACACAAGATGGCACAGGTTCACACGCATTAACAAGTAGTATGAAGTTTGCAGGTGGTGATAAAACACTAAGTACAGCACCTAACAGCATAGATGTCATAAGTGTGTTCTATGATGGTACTACATATTACGCAAGTTTAACCAAAGCATACGCATAGGAGTAATTAATGACAACAGAACAACTAATACAATATTTAATTGACGCAGGCGTACCAGAAATAAGAGCAAATGGTATGGTTGGCAATGGTATAATAACAGATAAAGCAAGTGCTGACGAATTCCTTGCATCAATACAAGAATTTCTATAGGAGCCTAAATGCCATTTAGTGCTAGACAAGGATTCTTTCATACTGCGGCAGCACCAGCACCTGCTGGTAATGTGTTGCCTGATTATCCTAATGTGCCTACAGAAGCACAATACATAAATTATCTAGCAAATGCCACAGCCACATCAGCAACAGTATTCAATGATAACATAACACCAGATGTAACTGTACATGGTAGTACCATAGTATCGTTTACTGATCAAGATATGTACATAGTACCACGTGAAAGTGGTAATTTTGTCAAATTAGATACCTCTACTAACACATATTCAGATATGACTGCTACAGCAGGTAGTAATCAGTTCCAAGGTGCTAGTTTAGGATTACATGGTAACATTGTGTGTGCCCCATTTGGTTCAAATAATCCAGGTGAATATGATCCAGCAACAGATACACTAACAACGGTGACCACAACAGGTGGACCAGGTAGTCCTAGTTATTATGAAGCACTAACATTACCAGACGGTGATCATTTATTTTTACCAAAAGACAATCACAAAATGATTAGATACACACCTGGTAACACAACTGTAACACAAGTAGGAGATGCCAGTGGTGGTAGTTTTACTTGGGGAGGCTTTTGTTTAGCACCTAATGGTAATGTTTATATAGTACCAGAAGGTGGCAGTACTGTACACAAATATGATCCTGTAGCAGACTCAATGAGTACAATAGCAACAGGCATAACTGGCAAATATACCAGTGCCGCAGTAGATAACACAGGAAATGTGATAGGTGGTCCACACAATGTGAGTAACTTCTTACACATAGATACCAGCACAGATACTGTTACAACAAAAACATTTGGCTTAACTGTAACCACAGGAAGTACACCAATTACAAATGGTGCCTGTACAGGACCAAATGGCAATGTGTTCTTTGCCGCATTCAACGAAGAATACTTTTATGAAATTGATGGTAGTGCTGAAACAGGAACAAAATATACTAGTTCAGTAAGCCAACCAAAATTGTTTGCCATTAACCCAGGACATAGTGGTAGTGTGTATGCACAAAGTCAATTCTCAGATAAAGCATTTAGATTTGACTGTAATGCTAACACATCTATTAATGATGCTAATGTACAATTTACATACTCATTAACACCAGTAGGATCAATGAGTTCATAATGAGAGTATTTTGGTTAGAAAAAAGCACAAAACGTTACATGGGAGAAGGTAACGATACTGATATAGATTTGTCAGTAGAGACACATCTAGAAAGTTTAACAACAGACTTAGAACCACCATGGGAAATCAGTAACGAAGGTGTTTCTTTAAATATGAATATACCTAAACCTGTTTATTGGACAGGTTCAGAATGGGAAGTAAGAGAAGAATAATGCCAGTAGCACCTAGTTCAGCAAAACAAACAGCCAGAAAAGCATTAGAAACACGCAAAAAGTTGCCTATGAGTAAAAGAGCAGGCACAGGTGTAGGCTTAGCAAGAGCAAATCAAATTGCCAAAGGCGAAAACATGAGCCTAAGCACACTAAAAAGAATAAAAAGTTTTATAGCAAGACACGAACCTAATTATAAAAGGGCCAGACGGCAAGGTAAAACAATTGAAGACGGTGGTGTTATTTTAGCAATGGCACTATGGGGTTATCCAGGAATAAAAAGTTGGGTAGACCAACAAATCAGTAAACTAGAAAAAGGAGAATAACATGCCAGGACAAAGAGGCGGAATGAAGAAAAAGAAAGGACAACGTGGTGGACCTAAAAGGAAAGGTAGCAAAAGAGGATAGTGAATGGGTCAAATACTTTGCGAGAATACGCAATGTATGTCCTTGGAGTTATAGATTAATGGATTCAATACTGGTTTGGGAAAATGATGAAAAGTGTTTAAGCACTATTGCATGTACATTTCCTGCAACCAAATTTGAAGCCTTTGTATTCGTATACAAAAACAAGTCAGCAAAACAATTAGAACAATTAGCAGACACAATGAACAAAAAATACACACATAGTGAATTCTTATGGAGTCACCCTGCAGAAGGTGGTGATTCAACACATGTACCTTGTCTTATACAACAAGACCGGGACAAATTAACAACATTAAGGGAGAACCTAGGTTATGTGGAAGAAAATTAAAGAATGCTGTAAAAAAGTATGGCAAAAGATCAAAGATATGTTAGGAATGTAACATGAGTAAAAGAATTACCACCCAAGAATTACATAAGGAAATTGAGCAGATCAAAAACAATCATCTTGCCCACATGGCTGAGGATATAGATGAACTTAAAGATGCTGTTAAAGACAACAGAGACTTCTTTCAAGGTAGGTTAGATCGCCTAGACAATAGAATATTTTGGATTCTTGGGATGGTACTCAGTACATTAGTCACACTAGTAGCAACAATCATATCCAGCAATATGTAGCCACAATTTTTGGCATACTTAAATAAAAGTATGGACCAAGAAATAAAACAATTAATCAAACAAGCAAAAAAAGAAGTCAATCAAATTAAGACTGCAAAGCATTTAGTATGGCAGGTTAGGACGCACATAGACCGTCTGTGTGCAACGGGAGAAGGCAAAGAGGTATTAGAGCACTTCTTAAAATTTAGACGCAAATACAGGCATGGTAAAAAGACCATTAACAAAGTTTATTATTTTGAAGGAGTCATATGCGATGCTAACAATATCAAAAGTAAATTATACACATATAATAAAAAAGATAAAAAATGGAATCTAATGAAATGGCGTAATAAAAAATCTAAATATGATGAATAAAAAAATGCCCTCCGAAGAGGGCATAATTTTACGATATTTTAGGAGATAATGTCATACCTATGAGCATAGGCATTAGTTATCATGTAATCAAAGAAATTGATTACAATTATATTTATCATTTATCCTCAATATCTACAAAATTTAAAGAAGGCACAATTAATTGTGATGGCCAACCTTGTTTTTTGAGATACAAATGCATAACTTGAAAGCATTTAAGCAATCTTTCACAGTTTCTTATCTGATAAATGGATAAATCTTTAGGCTTGGTCCTGTTGTGTTGTTCTAGTATACCGCACATAACACTCATTATGCTGTTAAACTTTTGTTTTTTGTATCTTTTGCCTTTGCCTAGTTCTTTCAGTGGTTCATATAACCAGTTTCTAATCTGATAGTGTTCGTAACTGGCTTCTCCTAATACATTTAGTGAGTGTGTTAACCATTCTTTTATAATACTGAGGTCAGTTTTGTTTACTCTGACATATATAGTAGTTGCATTAGTAGATAGTTTTTTGTAATATATAGTGTGCATTATATCTCCTTATCGTATATATTTATTTATCATTAATACACTTAATTCCAAAGAAAACATTGGGTAATGCACGGTTTAGACTTTCACAGTATGCAACAGCACACTCATAGTCATTCCAGTATGGTTTTGTAATTATCCATTCTTTAGTTGGTTCTGTGATTATTTGCCACATTACGCCACCCTCTCACGGTCTAATTCAATTAAGATATTGCTTCTACCGTAGTCACCTGTATAGTGAAAAGCATTCATATCATCAATGATG